CCGAAGAGTCCTGCCCCATTAGGTCCTGGATCGTTGATATCCCATCCCTGAAAAGCGCCATAACTGCGCCTTATTCTTTACCAGCCGTCACGCCGCCCTTAAGCTTGCGCAGTTCCGAAGGCGAGATCATGGTGAACTGCATGCGCGACGCCGCCGCCGCTTGGTCCGCCTGCCGTTTCGCTTCTGCCTTCTGTTCCAGAAACTCCCGCGCTTCATCGATAGTTGCCAGCCGTGCGGCGCCTTCCACGATCATTCGCGATGCGATGCGCCGCGGAACCTCCGTCCTCAGGCCTTCCTGTCCGCCGTCCGGTGTGTCCAGACTCACCACTACGACGGAAGGTTCCTTTAAGCTTGCCTCCACCGCGCGAATCTTCTTGTAATAAACTTGTAAGTCCATGCTCGCCTCATATCGGGCCGGGCGTACCCGGCCCGCTTACCTGTCTGACTAACTGTTTACTTGGACGCCAAAGTTATTCCTGATTACCGCGCAGCCGTACAAAACATCCACGGTGAACTGTTGCGCCAGTGTGTTCGGTTGGTAGCTCATCACCACCCGCATTCCGAAATTCCCCATCTCTGCGTAATGCGCCACCGCGCCCGTTCCGTACAACGGCTGCGGCAGCCTGCGGATTACCAGGCCGATCGCCGGCTTGGTGAAAGCCAGATTGTGGGTTGTAATCGGCGAACTGCCCGTGCTCGAAATGTACTGCGATCGCAGCACAAAGAAATCCTTGATCTTGCCGACCGTGCCGTCGATCAAAGCCCGCAATCCAGCCTCTCCCGCCGTTTGGAATTCGCTGAACCGGTCGATCTGCCGCAGTGCCGAGTAAGTCGCCGCGTCTACCACCAGAAACTTCGGCTCGGCGGCTGGCACTTTCGACGAGAACAACGCACTCTCCGCTTGGTCGATAGCCGCCTCCACCAACGGCGTACCCGGCGTCCCCACCGGGGCGTTCGCGGTAAACCCGGCATACAGGCTCAACAAACTCGTCTCGATACTTTCCGCAATCGCTACCACCGCCGGCTGCATGTAGACTTGCAGCAGGTCCGGGACCGCCAGCACTTTGGTCACATCCGGAATCTGAAAAGTCGCTTCGGCATGTGTGTTCAACACGATCTGCGCATTTCCCAGGTTCGGGTTCTGCGGCTGTACCTGCCCGCCTTCTGCTATGTTGTTGGCTACCAGGACCGGAGGAATCGGTATGTTCACCGTATCCCCCGCCTGCGCCAAAACCGGTTCGTAATCGCGGTTGACCAGGTTACCCATGACAAGGTTCCCGACCAGGGCGGGCAGTGCGTCTGCCGCCACCAGCTTCACAATTGCGCTGGCCACGTTCGCTGATGTTATTGTTGCCATCTATTCTCCTAAGTGTTTAACTACAGCCAATCGAGCCACGACCGCTTGACAGTAGTGGCTGTTGGCTAGATTCCCCGCAAACTTTGCGCGGCTACCCGCAAAATTTCTTTCCTCGCTCGCTCCATCTCTTCCGCGCTCATCCCCGGCCGGATTCCCTCCAAATCGACAGTCCCAGCGCTCTCGCGGGGCGCTTTGTGCCCTGCCGTAATACCGGAGCCGCCAGGAATCCGCGCCGGCAGGAACTCGGGATTCTCGCTCAGAAAACTACTCAGATACTCCTTTAACCCCACCTCTCCCTCATCGCCGCGCGCCAGCAGCCGTCCGTCTTCCGTCCGGAAAACGCTCTCGTGCACCGCCCGGTAGGCCAGATCTACTTTCGCCACGCCGAGCCGTTGCAACTCCGCTCGGATCGCGGAGCTCCTGTCCGCTTGTTCTGCGGCCTGTCGGCTGCGCTTGCTCTCCTCCTCCACCTCGCCCAGTCGGCGTTCCAGTTGTTCCCGCCGCTTCCGTTCCTCCACTAATTCCGTCTTGTAAGCCGGCTCGCTCTTGGCCTGCTGCGCCTCCAGGAATTCCTGAACTGCCTGCTTAACGATCGCCTGCACGTCTGTATCTTCCATATCCGCCCCCCCTTGCCTGCCGGCTTTACCTCTGCGCTTCAATCTCCTGCGCGATCTGCGTCTTGATTTCTTGCCGCACATCGGCCAGAAACTTGAACGCCAGCTTCTTGTAAACCTGTTTTTTCAGTGTCTCCGACACAATCCCCAAACTCAGCAGCTTCCCGGCGTCGTTCAGCTCCGTGCTGAAGTCCGCGATGTCGAATTCGTCCAACCCTGACACGTCGATCGCAATGTTGTCCTGCCGGGCCGCCGCAATCGCTCGCAGCACTTGCTTCATCGTTTCTTTTACCGCCGACCCATAAGCTCGCAGCACTTCCTGGGTAATACTGAAGTCCCGCTGCTTACTGGCGCCCGATTGGTGCTGGCCGCTCGTATCCGGGCCCGCCGCGTGTGTCGTCAGATAACACACGCGGTAAATCTCGTCCTTAAGCTGAGTCAGATTGTCCGCCGCAATCTGGTAAACTTTTCCCTCCGGTTCCGTCCATCCGAACTTGTCCCCCGGCGCGAGTTGGATGAAGTACGATTCCCCGACGATCTGGTTCCACTCGCGCTCCGAGTAGATCACCGGTGAAGCGAATAACCCCATCGTCAATGCCCAGGAAAGCGCGTTCGCCTTATTGAAGTGCTCCACCTGCAGGAGCGCCGCCTTGTTCATCAGCCAAAGCCCCTCGGTTACCTTTAGCGGAAACACCGGTACTCGGTTCTGTCCGGCCAGGCCGTGCGAACCCTCATCGACCAGGTGCACTTCCTTGTCCTTCAGTTGCTCATACACCTGGTAACTGTGCCGGTCGTAATAAATCCAGCGTGTCTCACGCGACCATTCGCGCTCCGTGACCTTCGACTTCCGTAGCGAGGAAGTCCGGATTACCACCCATTCCAGGCCGCCTCGGTCGTCATAACTCCAGTTGATTAGCTCCTCCGGCGAATAATCCACCAGATAAGCGCGCGACCGCCCTAACGCATCTTCTTCCGCCCGGTTATTAACGATCGCCGGTGAGCGCGGGAAATCGACGACGATGTAACTTCGACCCTGCACCAGCGTCTGCACGATCCGCTGTCGGAAGAATTCTCCCAGTGATGTTCCTTTCAGATCGCAATCGTCTGCGAAGGCGTTGTAGAACGTCCGCGCTGCATCGCCGCTCCCATCGAACAGCAACGCCGCCTCCCGCCGCATCAACGTGGCGGCATACCAGTCGACAATCGATCCGATATAGTTTTCATAGAATACCCGGCTCAGCCGCTCCGCATAAATCTCGTTGGGCTCCTTGTGGCGCCGGATCAGGTACTCGAAGGCGTTCTCCCGCATCTGTTCGCCCCCCGCGTACAAGTCCCTATATTTCCTCCACATCGCTTTCTTGGCGGTATATTCCGGATGCTCCCGGTCGATATTGATCATCGGTCCCTCATATCAGTCGTTCCTGGTGCTCGCCCACTCCTGGCATCGGCCTGCATTCCTGCCATAGCAGGTAACCGAGTGCGTCCGACACGTGTGTCCGTCTGCGATCCTTCTCTTTATCGATCGCGTTGCTGTCCGCCTTGTACGCCACCTGCTCGAAGTCCTTGATCATCTCCTTGCACTTCGGATCGATCAGCATCCCGATCTCTCCGCTTCCCGTGCGTAACTTCGCGTTCGTGAGCGTGATTCGGTCCCGCACGCTTGGGTTGGACTTGGGCACTCTGTAAGTCACTCGTCCGCCGTAATGCAGCCGGAAATGGTCCCGCACGATCTGATAATCTGACGCCCCCGTCGTATGCTGGGCATTTCCGGAAGCGTCTCCGTACACGATCACCCCGCCCGCGTGGCTCGGAAATCGCTTTGAAAACTCTTCGCATGCCTCCACCGTGCTGGCGTGCCGTAGCGAAATTTCATCCAGCAGCAGCACCATCCGTCCCGCAATTTGCGCCACGATCGAAGACATCGGGTCCACATTGAAATCCAGCGCCCAGAGCAGCGGCGCCCGTTGGTTCACCTGCAAGCTCTGAACGTGTTCCCGGCGGTCGAAGGCATGATATACCAGCCCCCCATCCAGGCTTAAGTACCGCCCCAATACTTCCTGCTCATAAAAGGTTTCGTCGTAGCTGTGCTTTAGCCGTTCGTAATAGTCCGGCACCTTCTGCAGCAAATACCGGTTTTCATTGGGCTGCGCGATGATCGCCCGATATCCCGGTACTGGGTCCGAAATGAACCTCTTGTATACCCAGTCATATCCTTTGGGTGTCCACGCGCCGAATCCGCACAGCCTGTGCGCCTCGGGATCGCGTAAGCGTCCTTCCAGTCGTACCCACGCCCCTTCGGGTGCATAAGTTAGCTCGTCCAGGCCGAACCATGCCAGGTTAGTCCCGCGGAGCCGTTCAAACTCGTTTACCGTACGGAATATAATCCGGGCCCCGTTCGTCAGGGTCACGATATTCGCGGCCCTGTTGTATTCGTACCGCAGTCCGCGCTCGTCCAGCATCTCAAACAATGCAGTCTGAGTCGCGTCCCGCAGCATCGGATACGTCGGCGCGCCAAGCAGCCCCAGTCGCCCCGGATTCTCGGAACAAAGCGTGATCGCCTCGTGGCAAAGCGCATTGCTCTTGCCCGAAGCCACGGGACCCGAAAAGCCTTTGAACCGGCACGCGCATTCGTGAAACGCCTGCTGCGAGGGTAGCCTTCCTATGCCGGCCTCGTTAAGAAAACCCTCCGGCTTCTCCCCGATTGTCTCCATCGCACCCTTGTCGAGAGCGGTCCGCCCGTCCGTCTGCCGCACATCTTCGGTACGTTGCGCCTTTTCGCGGTCCCCCTGGCGA